CTGCACAATCATCCTCATACTCGAGATCGAAATTCGAGCCCCTCTGATGCGCCTACATTACCATTTGATTAAGGTAAAATAAGGTCATCAACCTGCTCACGGGCAAACTGTGAACAGGCGGAGTCCAAGTAGATATGGACCCCGCATACGACAATCGTCGTATGGTCCGTGACGTCTTACGACGTGACGCAAATGGGCATTGAGAAAGAGAACCTCTCAACGCGCCCATCGTTAACACGGTGTTAAACCGCTCATCAGATTCCACGCCAGTATCACGGCATGATGATCTGACAAGCTCACACCAACTCCACGTCTGGATATTTCTATCCCAACGTGAAAATGGTGAAGCTTGGAACACGTCTAGAGGTACTTCAAAGGCTGAGTCAACCGTCCCAACAAAAGGGCGGCAGAGTCTAACCGAAGGAGGTACTTCATCAATAAGGTACTTACGCACCTTAGCGAAATAGGAGGCCCACAAAGGCTTCCGCAATGACATGTTATGAAACTTGGCGATACTCTCAAACGAATCGAGAGCATAATCAAGCGTTAACGGTCGGATTTCCCGACCTGCGAACCAATCTGCCCCGCACGACTCTCGAAACGGACCTTGCAAAAAGGTCTTATCGGGATTATGTCGGAAACCTAGGCGGCGAAGTATTCTCAAAACTTCAACCGCTTTGGATTGCCTGACTATAATATCATCACCGTAGACAACAAAGTCACCGGGTGATGATACGTGACAAGCAGACGCGAAAATCAGCGTCTCTAAAGGGAAGCAGAAGCCATTACCCATAGACACAAACTTCTCGTACGTATGTTCTACGCCGTCGAGTTCGTATTTCTTTGCTCTTAAAGCGTTCAATAATTCGAACCACTCAGGGGGCAGGAGTCTCTTCACAACCTCGATTGAAATACTATCAGAGGCCGCAGAGAGATCTATGGTAACGAACGGATCGAGTTGGCCAGGAATACTTCCCTGGCGCGCTCGTTCTTGATTAACGGTTTGATCCGATAAATCAAGACCTATACGCTTAAGGCGACGACGCATGAACTGGTCGACTCCTTTTTGCACATAGCCGTTCAAAAGTGGCTCAACGGCAATGGTTCGATCAACCAATGTCGTTTTTGGCACGAAAACTATATTATTATTATGTACCAACCGTACCTTATCGCCCACTGCTTTTGCAAACAGTGGGAAATCGAAGCACACAGGCCTGTTCACGTCGGGGTTGAGTAGTTCCCAAACGTGTTGGTCCTGCGCTAAGGCGGAAACGGCATATGGAAGGGCGCTAGCAGTACATGACCATCTTTTCGAGAGTAATTTCCTCGCCAAGTTGGTATTCTGACCATGTACGCCAAGAGATGCCCCAGGACCAAAACCGCACTCCTGATAAATTGCCGGCAAATCGGGTTGAAATCCGATAATGTAAGCAATCCAATCGGACATCCTTTTATGGACGTCCGCGTCAGGGTCCCAGCGACCGATATTACGTCGATGGAACTTCAAGTTGTACTTCCTGCATCTGTTTTCTGACGCATGGAATTTATCCGTAGCCGCTTGCCGGGCTTGATGTTTAAGCTCAGCAGCGGGGTAAGGGTACTTCTTGATTAGTGAGGTAAGCTGATACGCCGAGAAAGCTTCCTCGGCAGTGGCATGCACTGCGCCACCAAATGTATCAGCCCAGCGAAGCAAGCAACCAAAATCCCGGCTTTTCACAAAGCCGAGTACTTGGGCACTCACATCGCTGGGATAGTCCTCCAATACTATTGAGAGAAGGTTGACATATCTTCGCCAACTCGTCTTCTTTAGTGTTTGGTCGGTAACTCGCAGCCGTTGCGACAACGTGTACTTTTTCTTGGGGTGCATTATAGCCTCCAGATGTAAGTAAAGTAGAAAGCTCTGTAAGAGTTTCCACAGGAACGGTTATGCCCAGCCAAAAACTGGCTGCGCACAACACGGCAAACACGAACCGCTTCATCGGATGTCATAGCAGATCACTAAAACGTGATCTGCTGTCCTTTGACGTGGGTCTTGAAAGCCGCGGATGCCAAAAAGGCACCCATATCGTTCAACACGCCATCGATATCCGCACTCGCAGCACCAACAGGAACGGAGACGTTGATCTGACAGATGATATTACCGGAAACGGTAAGAGCACCAGTCAGCGTCTTCGTACGTGTGAGCTTCGCAGATGTACGGCCTACGCCGCTGAAGGTGGTTGTTGGCTTTGGGGCTACACGAGACAGCGATACGTCATCGACGACGCTGACAGTGTGACCAGGACCAACGTAACCAATAGCGTCCGAACCGTAACGGTCCGGTGTGTAGGTTAATGCATTGATGGTAAGAGACATGAGGAATTACTCCTTTAATTGTACGGATAGGTCCGAGCACCGATTAGTGCTTGAAAACCCGATCCAATTTCTGAGTTAAAAGTGTCAAACTATCGATCACTCGGGCGTCAGCTAAGACGTCTTGGTAAGCGAACGGTTTAAACACGAGAGAGGGACCAGAGATCCCCGGGAGACGAGTGGTAGTTATCCACGTAGTCTGCCAGGTTTCAGATGCCCCTCTCAACAATTGAAAAGCGGACGGCGTCGCAGCCTCACTCCCTGTGATATTAAATCTCACAGTTTGTGTGCGCTTCGTCTTAGTCCACGAACCAATTGGACGTTTCGAAGTAAATGGAACGACGGCTCGTAGGAAACTATTAACGTTGAGAAACCAATCAGCGACAAAGCTGTATGGCACAAGCTCCCAGGGCAACGCAAGCATACCGCTTGCATCGACCCCAAGAGCCTGGCTCATCGAAATAATCTCGTCTATAACAACACCGCAGGAGACTTCATAACTGTCCTCTACGGTTGTTGAATAGGCGTTCTTACTAGCATTATAAGTCATCGTTCCCGGCGTACTCTTCGAGGCGTACAGGGAGAAAGTTCCCCTGCTCGTGTTACGCACAGGACGCTCGTAGTTACTGAGCTCCTTCAGAATGCCATTGATTGAACTCACTAGGGGGCGAACCCCATAGCGATACTTAAGCCACATGCCGGACGCGTAGTGATACGCATCGTAGGCATTACCAAACGCAGACCCACCGGATTTAGGGTGCCGCTGAACACGACGAATCATGTCCAGAAAGCGATGCCCTTTATCAAGAGGATCCTTGAGCAAATTAAACGTCTGAGTGATCTCAGCGATATCCTGAAGGATATCGGCTGAGTGCCCAGACGTCTTTGCCCATGCTTGGGTGGCCGCAGTAGACTCAGCAGCCGAAATGTCTGACTGACTGAGTGCAGACTGCTGTGAGAGGGACGTGCCGCCAGCTGGCGACCCGTTGATCAAGTACAAAGCCCAAGGGCCTTGATAATCCTTGATCTCCCAACACGCAGGAGCAATCGTACAGCCGTAAGAGGTATTTGCATACCTTTTTGTCCGGGAATAAGTTCCGGACATCTTCTTATCGACTGATACGATCTTTAAAGGGGAGATAATAATCTCCCCCTGCTCTGACCGTCTGCGGAAACCAGGTGTTACCACATCGTCCATCGTCACGGTCAGTCCGGGAGAAGCTGCAGCTAGACCACGAGCGCTTTCTACAGTGCCTCTGGCACCACAGGAAGAGCAAGTGGTTTCTAGCCATTTTTCAACAGCCGCTCCGGGAACCGACCGTGATCTTGTACGTGGATATGATAACATCTCTGATTTCCCCTCAATGGGCTACAAGTCTCAAAAGAAACATTGCAGCACTGTGTTATACTTCTAAGAAGGGTTTGGGTAACCTCGACAGCGGGCAAAATATCAGCACGCACAGAAACTACCCTACCAAGCGTCCAAATAATGCAAGTTGCCAACAGGCGGCCGGAGATGTTCGAAACAGGGTTTTCACCCTGCCGAAAACACCGGACCTATCAGAACTTACACTACATGGGCGATCGCTTTTGAAAGCGACCGTTTAACGCACGTCCGACTCGCAAACGCAAGACCCGTGTAGACGGTAAACCGTCTACATCGAATACAGCGTCCACGAGGTCACACATGAGAGCATCGTAGATCTCTTGGAGATCCGCGAGTGAAGCTGTGTCTAAGTCAGAGTTGTCCACATAGGAGATTTCCGCCTCACGGCATGATCTCGCTTCATGGATTATCTGGCGAAGACACATAATTTCAATTACTTTCTTGTAATACTCTACAGGTGCGGACATGGTATATCTCCTTAGGAAAAATAACGCAGATTCGTAAATGGGTGTCAATCCATTTACAGTAAAAGTCCATCAACTCAACGACGGACTACGACAACCAATACTCGAACTACGATAGGCTCAACGGCATCCGAGGGTTTTAGGATCCTCGAATTCAACCGCGCTTCACGTAAACGGGGACTGG